GTACTAATGACAAAGCTCTAGCATTGTTAGCTACACTCTCCCGTGCCCTACCACCGATAAAGGATCCGAGGCTTATGAGAAAAGCTCTAAACAGAACCATTAAAGGCCTGTGTTCAACTCCTATGACCACTCCAGAAGATCTACTGGAGGCTTTAAAAGCACACGTTACAAAGATCTGTAAAACTTGTAAACCCCCACCACTGAATCTAGAAACAGGATTCATGAGCTTAGGGTCATGCTTTGAGAGGTCGCGTAAGAAGGGAGGTTCATACTCATACCTTCACGACATGGCAGCCGCGCATAATAGAAAGCGCGAGGACAAACAACCCAGGAGGATGAACATCAATCCTGAGAATGTGTTGTTAGTTAACCCAATGTATCGCAAAACGGGAACTTCCGGTTCGATAATTGGGGCTGGTATACCATCTCTCATACCGACCCGACCTGAAACTACTTGGACACAGGTTTCGAAATTACTGCTTATGGAAGCTAAAGATAGACTTCCACGCGTAAAACTCTCGTGTCTAGCAGAGAGGGGAGGCAAATTTCGTGTGGCAACTGTGCATGAGGCGGCACTAATAGCAGCCATAGCTCCAGCATGTTCTCAAGTTACGAGTATGCTAAAGAACTACGGCCCTTGCGCGGGACAGTTGCGTGGACTGACAGAGCCAATTGAAAGGAGAATGAAGAGAGTTGAAGACCTCAAAACGAAATATCCTGAATCAGATATTTCTATCCACAGTACGGACATGAGGCAAGCCAGCGATCTTATGAACAAAGATGCACTAGAGGTCATAGTGCAAACATTGGCCGACGAACTAAAATGGCCCCTAAATACAAGGCAAAACGTCCTTCGATCTATTTCTCCTACTGTTTTATTCGAACAACAAAAAGACGGTACTACAAGGGAGGTTGGGACAACTACGCGAGGTAGTTTACTCGGCGCTCCTATGTCTTTCTGTCTACTCTGTATTCTGCACTCCTTTGTCTTGAAAGCGACAAAGTCTGTGTTCAGAAAAGCTTCAGCTTTCTTTGGTGATGATTCGCTCGTAGTGGGCACAGAAAGAGACTGGATCGCGTATACGCAACGTGCGAACGCAGTCGGTTTCTCTATCAACGAACAAAAGACACACGTCTCAAAAGTACGTGGTGTGTTCTGTGGATATATCTACGATACAAAGAAAGGACTGATAACTAAGAGTAAACTGTCTAGGTTGTTCAAACAGAAGGAGTCATGGATTGATAGACTAGATCTATTTTCGTTAGGGGTGGAGGGGTTACTGGACTGGCAACGATCTCGTGCCATAAATAAATTTAGATCCCGCGAAGCGCTTGTGCTTTTGGCCTTCGTAAAGCAGGGAATTGAACTCACAACACCTCGAGAACTAGGTGGAGTGGGTATTCCGCATGCTAAGTTCAGAAAACCTTCCCGTTTTACCAGGACGCTTCTTGGAAAATTACTTACCATGACAGCATCAGAACAAATCGATGCTATAACCTCTCTCATGAAACCATGGTGCAAAGCTCGTCTACCGAAAGACGTGGCTCATGTGGCGGATGAAGTTCTATCCACCATTAAATGGCATGCGAGAATCGACGCTACGGGAACTGCTTCGTTAAGAGACGTTGTGCAAAGCCTATTAGGGCAGGCAATGTACAAACACTACTTAGCAGCGTACCGATCCGAGCGAACCATTACTCTTCATACTTCTCCTATGGACTGTTCCTGTCGTGTATCAGACACCCTTAATGAAATAATGGAACAGGGCTGGTCAGGAGCACATCCTACCAATCAAGCGACTTATAAAAAGTTCACGTCGCAAGGAGGTCTTAGATGGAGAGTTGATGATGAATCATTAATAACTCTTGAAAAAGAGACACAATCGTTGTACTACACCGTA